TCAACCATCTCCTCAACCATCTCCTCAACCATCTCCTCAACCATCTCCATCTCCTCAACCATCTCCATCTCCTCAACCATCTCCTCAACCATCTCCAGCACCAAGACCATCTCCAGCACCAAGACCATCTCCAGCACCAAGACCATCTGCAGCACCAAGACCATCTCCAGCACCAAGACCATCTCCAGCACCAGCACCAAGACTATCTCCTCAACCATCTCCTCAACCATCTCCAGCACCAGCATCAAATAATCAACCACAATTCTTACGTTATTTTAATTTAGCTGATTCTAGTGGTGGGAATCAAGTAGTTGCAGCATGGCCTAATCAAGCTGAGTTACATAATCAATCTAACAACATGAATTATTCTAATTTTGGTATTCCGACTACATATCCAAGCCAGATCACATCTACTAGTGACGCTCCTTATATTTATATTAAAGATACACAACAAACCATACCATATGAACTTATTAAAGGTACACAAGCACCATATCAAATGAATGATGCCCTTATGAGTAGCTTACAATTTTATATATTATGTAAAAATACACTGGGCTCAGTAAATCTAATTCAAAACCAATACTATAAATTAGAAAAACAAGATAATTATCAGAATGTATACATATATAAAGTTAGATCTACCATTAATCCTGAATATTATTTATATGTAAAGTTAATGCTGGGAAACACTTATATTAATACTACTAATGTAGTAAATCTATATTGTCATTATACAACCATACTAAATTTTCCTATTGGAGGAAGAGAAGATACACGAAAGAATAAAAGAAGAAATCCAAGAAAACCAAGAAATTCAAGAAAACCAAGAAATTCAAGAAAACCAAGAAGCTAGGTTAAAGATAAAATATTAATACAAATATAATGCTTTCTAATTTTAAAGGACAATCCTATAGGTTGTGTGATAATTGGCTAACAGTTATTCCACAAACTAATAATCCAATAAATTATTTAGAAATTGGTACATTTTACGGTGCAAATCTAATATCAGTTGCAAAAACATATGCAGCACATAAAGATAGTAAATTATACTGTATTGACCCATGGGAAGATTATGATGCATATACAGAATACAAGGGACAACAGCCAAATATTTATAATACATTTCTTGAAAATATTAAAGAAAATGATCTTACAGAAAAACAACAATAATTAGAGGATTTTCGCATTCTGAATTAGTTAAACTAAAAGATAATTTTTTTGATATAATATATATTGATGGTAATCATATACCACGATATGTATTAGAAGATGCTGTATTGTCATTTCGTAAATTAAAACCTGGTGGCTATATTATATTTGATGATTATATGGGTGGTGGAAAAGACTATTGTTGTAAAGCAATTAATTCATTTATAGATATATATAAAAAAGATATAATAGTTTTTCCACTATGCATTGAAGATCAGGTATTTATATCTAAAATTAATTAATCATATTTATCGTATTAATTATCTCAGTAAATGATTTATTTATATAAAAATTATCATATATAAACGGCATCAATGTATCTAAAATAAACCATCCTTTAACTTTTTTAAGTGCATAAGTGTTTAAACATCCTGTTAAAGGACCAGTATTAATCGCAATAATATATTTAGCATGAGTACTAATTGCAGCTATATCTTTTAACGTAAGGCTACCATCACGTGTACATGGTATACCACTTACCTTTTCAGTTGTTATTACTTTATATTTTTTTGCTAACACTCTTATCATTGCTACAAATCCTTTTTTATTTTTTTCAAGATCATATTGATTTGACCTAGGTTTTGAATTTATTATAAGTATTTCATTGTCTCTATATTTTTGGGGAAAATTATTATATCTTTTTAATAAATCTTTATCTGTGTAAGAAAATTCTTTTATTTTAGGAAACCCTATATTTTTTCCTAAGACATTTGAGTAATAGTCAAGATAAAATTCATTTAGTGGTTTTTTATACTCATTAGCTTTTAAAAATGTAAAATCCTTTATATAATAATTATATGCGGCATAATAACCCGGGAAAGTATCAATAGAACCATCTGGTAAACCTAAAGAACATAACTTTAAAGATACTGATGTTTGTTTGATAAATTCACTAATAATATTTTCACCTAGATCTATATTATTGCATACATCACTTCCTAAAGATAGCACGTGCACATTTTTACAACATTCAAACTCTTGAACTTGTCCTACATACTCTGATTTAATATAAAAATTAACAGTTATTTCATGTTTAATTATATAATCTTTACAATTATATAAATATATCATAACAAATATGGCATCTCCAATATGCCATATATTATATAAATTAATTGTTTTAGCCATCTAATATAAAAATATATATTATATGGATTCTAGACCTCTGTTTCAAATAACGTATGAAGACCACACTAATATAGAAATAAGAAATGTAAAGCCTTTATCAGATCTATGCATAAGACCAGATGAGAACATTATAGATCTACGGTTGTATCAACCTAGAGATTCATAATATTCTAGTACCTTTGGATGTGCTTTAATTGAAGACCTATTATATGCATGTAGATATAATGCATCTAATGATTTTACTCTTGATAGCGCAACATATGCTTGTCCGTACTCAAATACACTAGATCCAATATCAATATATGCTGAATCTAATGTAGAGCCTTGACTTTTGTGAATTGTAATAGCATATGCTAAAATCAATGGAATTTGTTTTCTTGAAATCTTTTCATCATTTTCTAATTTCCATTCATGTGTTTTTATTTCTCTTAGCAATCCTCCTTTAAAGCATACACTAACTTTATCCGCACTTAACTCCTTTACAATTCCTAAACGACCATTTACTAAGCCAGCTTCTGTATCAATATTTGCAATAAGCATTACTTGTGCCCCAACTTTTAGATCAAGTGAATTAACGTACTGAGAGTTAGAATCCATCTTTAACAGTGCATTCTTAATACTATCAGATGATACCTTTCCTACTGTAGTTGCAACATATGTTTTTGCAGTACCTTCTAAAACATCAAGACCTTCCTTGTTAATACGATCTACGGTGTCTCGTCGTGTAAAGATTTTTGTTGGTTGAATCTCTTCTTTGCTAAAATCAAGATTAATTCTTTGTTTTAGTAATGCATCTGTTGCATCTGATACTTGCCCAATACGAATCTCATTGAGTGCCTTTTGAAACCTTGGATCTTGCTGTCTGTAAATAGTATCTAGTAATACAATACTATCAATTACCTTATTCCACAAAGGACTTTCAAATACAAAAGCTGTATTAATCGGTGGTAGTTGATAAAAGTCTCCAAAACATAATAGTTGGATACCACCAAATGGTTTATTATTTGCACGTAGCAGCTGGCCTAATTCATTTAGTTTTGTAAAGAAATCACAGCTCATCATGGATATTTCATCAATAATCAATACATCTGTTTCTCTCCATGCTTCTTTAACTTTTTTCTGTTTTATACGAATAAAATGAAAGCAGTCTAGTACAGAACGATTGCCCAAACCTAAACCAGACCATGAATGAATTGTCCTTGCATTAGAACCAATTAATAGCGAAGCCATTCCTGTTAGACTTGTAACAGCAACCTTCTTTCCCTGTGTATCTAAATGTCTACATATATGTTTAATTAAGAATGTTTTTCCTGTTCCGCCAGGACCTGTTGTAAATATATTGTGGCCTTTATTTAATTCAATCATAACTAATTCTTGGCTTTCATTAAGAGGATACAGTTTTATTGGTTTCACAATAGGTATAACTGGTTCTTCAGGTACATATGTTTTATTTTCAACTACTGGTTTGACTGGTTGCAGTGGTTGTAGTGGTTGCAGTGGTTGTAGTGGTTGTAGTGGTTGTAGTGGTTGCAGTGGTTGTAGTGGTTGTAGTACTTGTAGTTCTTTCTTTTTAGAAGATACTTTAGCTTTTTTCTTTTCTACTGCTTCTAAAATTATATCGCTCTTTAATCCTGTAAGAGATTCAATAATTTCTAATGGCTCTTCATCAAGATATGATTTTACTGCGATTTCTTTTAAATGTGAAGTTATACCTCCTAAAGTTCTTTTAAACTCAACAGATATATCAAAGTGTGATACCTTATCTTTAATGCGCTGAAGTAGAAGAGATTCTTCCGCTTTTGACCATTTTTTACCAATATTAACTAACTCTGGATTATTTTCTCTAGCCTTACTATACATTATATATACAAGTAATAATTTTTTTAATTATCAATTTTATATATATATATTATCGACTAGGGTCTAAATATTATACTATTTAATATACTATGGATCGTAGTGACGTTGCATATCTAATTAATTCAACACCTAAATATTTCTATATTTTGGAGCTGCATATATTATTACTACGTCGTTATGCGCCTTCTTTAAAATGGCCTATATATTTTGCAACGGAGGTTCCTAATGAACCAATATGTAGACACCTCCGTGATACATATCATATTAATATAATACCTTTAGAAATAGAACATTCATCCTTCTTACAGTCTAGAGCAAGAGCACTAGAGCTGCTGCCACCATCTATACGCTATGTGGTACCAATGCAAGAAGATTTTTTGTTAGAAAGATATGTTGATACAGTAATAATTGAAAAATCATTAAATATACTTGATAATAATAATAAAATTGCATCATTACGTTATATGCCATGTCCTGGACCTCATATAAATGACAGAATGTATAACATGCAATGGAAATATTTAGATTCTACGTATGATGAATATATGTTTACATACCAAGCAACATTATGGAGAAAAGAGGATATTCTTAAATTTTTTAAAGCATTATTAAATGTTGTTGATCCAACTAAAAGAAAATATTATGAATTGGAGTATAATATTGCAGAAAATAGTCATGGTGTTAAGATTTTTTATGAGGTTTTTAAAGATCGCCAACATTTAGCATATATACGAGCTCATAAAGATCCAAATGCTGTATACTTATCTCCATTTCCTTACAGACCAACTGCAATCATAAAAGGTGTACTTCAGCCATTTGCAAAGGAGTTAGCACTGCGAGAGGGATTTACACGGTATTTGCAGAATTATTTAGTGTAACAAATACTGTATTCTGAAAGGGTACTACAATATTTGTATTTGCATCTTCTAAACCAGTACGAATTACATTTCCTTCAGCTTTAAATACTAAAGAACTTGATACATAATGCATTACATTATATGTTTTAACTGGATTTGAATAGAGTACAGATGTATCTACTTGCATCTTCATATGTTGATTAAATACGTTTGATGTATAACGTGATGCACTTGATACACCATAACCATAAAATGATGTAATTGGCATATATTGTTGAACACCAGATGGAATAATTGTTATATTTGAACCACCAGTTGTATAATACATATGCGAAGATATATTTATTAATGATTTTAGACTTGAATGGCCTTCAGGAAATAGCGTAATGCTTGAAATACTTGATGGTGCAACAACTGGAGAAAATATAAATGTTGGATAGTAATCTAAAAACATACGTGTTGAACCATTTGGATTAATATATTGTATAAAATTACTTGCATTAAACTCTAATGAAGTAAAATTTGCATTAGGATTGTTTGGTGTTAATGGTGCAAGCAGTGTTTGTCCTAGATTTCCAAGATAATTTATTGAAGATGTAAAAGATGGATATGTTAGTATATTCTTCATTGTACTTGCCAATGATCCACTTATATTTGTTCCAATATAGAGTATTGAGCTGACTGAATTTGTTGAATATACTATATCATTAGCAAAACTGGATAAATTTAGCTGTAGATTAGAATTTAATGTTGTTTGACCGGGAACAAGTATATCCGTAAAACCCATTTGATTTATTGAGCTTAATGATGTAAAATATGTTGTTCCATCTCCTTTTGCAGTTAATACAAATGATGAAGGAATATTTGTATTACTTGATGATTTAAACGATAGTTGTTTCAATTGGAGCCAATCTAAGTATAATGTTTTCTTTGACGATGCTGACATCTATTTATAGACCTGCAATATTTTGTATAGATAAGTAATACGAAGATGTTGAATCAAAGTATAATCCTACATTATTTGTAAAAAAGCCAGGATTTAGATTAGATCCATATCCATTTACAATTCTATGTGATAATACATATGAATGTACATACTGTTTTCTTGATGTATCATTTGTAAATACACTGCCTGGAATATTTAATTTCATTGGTTGTTGAAAATAGTTTGAACCACTATTATTTATTCCAAATAATTGGGTTTGATGCAATATATTTATTGTTGATGTATTATACTGTAAGAATGTTGAAATATTAAATATTTGTGCATTGCTAAATGGGGCTATATTTGGAAATAACATATTTGGATAAATATCAAACGTAATTTTAGACTTACTGTTTATATATGATGAAAATTTATCTATTTGTAAGTTAACTGTTGATATATATAAATCATATGTTGTTGGAGGATTGTAAGCTTGTATTACACCATTATTTCCCTTGTATGTTATTGATGAATTAAAAAAAGTATTATAATAATAAAATGTATCAATTGAGCTTATATTAACATTAATATCATTTCCTAAAATCTCTAGGCTTCCAGTATTATTTAAATAAATAGTTTGACGTGTATTTAATATACTCTGTGTACTACTAACTAGATTAGAGTTTAGCGCATTTGTTGTAGATACTAATTGAGTAGAACTAACATATGACATTAGACTTAATCCATTTAGTGAACTTGTTAGATTATCTCTAGTAGTATATCCGTAAGTACCTAACCCTTGCAACGATGAATATAATGAAGCAGTACTTACATAACCAAGTGAACCTAACGTTTTTATAGTACTATCTAATGTTGCACTACTGATGTAGCCAATGGTACCTAAGCTAGACACTGTAAACCGCAAAGTTGCATCACTAATATATCCATATGTGCCTAAACCGATTAAGCTACTATTTACATTTGATGTAGCCGCATAAGCACCACTCACTAATGAAGTTGTAGTGCTAATTAAATTTCCTGAAGAGATATATCTCACTGGATCAATAAACCAAGAAACTGTACTAGTTAAATTACTTGTATTAATTGCTCCCGGGCCAATCCCTGCATATAAATTATAAACTAGTGTGGATAACGATACAATTGTTGAAGGTAGATAACCAACATATCTACTTTGACTACTAATGTTATTAAATACGTTTTGCCAAGTTAAGTCGCCAAATCCATCAGTAGATAATATTAAATTTGTAGATATTGGTAAGTTTGTATTTGGATCAATTGCCAATAAACTACGATAGATTGTTGGGTCCATAAGTGTGCCTACTATTTAAAAAGAATCAATGCCTTTAATAAGTAGCGTGTTATGCCAGCCAGTGGAGGATTACTACAATTAGTTGCAACTGGTAAACAAGATGTATTTCTCACCGGAAATCCACAAATTTCCTGGTTTAAAATGGTATATCGTCGTTATACCAATTTTGCAGTAGAATCTCAAGCAATGTTTTTTGATGGAGATCCTGATTTTGGAAAAAGACTATCATGCTTAGTTCCACGACGAGGAGACTTACTTGGTCCTTTAATTCTAGAGGTTACCTTGCCAGCTTTAACATTGACTGATGGAACACCGGTATCCTATGTTAACTCTGTTGGACATGCATTAATTGATGAAATAACTCTAGAAATTGGTGAGCAAAAGATTGACACGCAAACTGGTGAATGGATGGAATTATGGTCAAATATGACGACAACGTCTACACAACGGCAAGGGTTTAATGATATGATTGGTAAAGTTGATGATTATATGCAACCACAGCTATATGGTCCACTAAAGCTGTATATACCATTACGTTTTTGGTTTTGTAAAAATCCTGGTCAGTACTTACCGCTCTTAGCTCTTCAATATCACCCTATACGTATTAATATTAAACTACGACCATTACAAGACATATTTTTTTCACAACAACTTTCAACAAATTGCAGTACATTAAGTGTAGTATCCACAAAAATAACTGATATGAGACTCTACGGTGATTATGTTTATTTGGATGTTGAAGAACGACGAAGATTTGTTAGCAATACTCATGAATATTTGATTGAACAGGTACAGTATAGTTCACCTATATCTATTCCTATTGGTGCAACCACAATATCTGTTTCACTAGAGTTTAATCATCCAGTTAGAGAACTCTTATGGTATATACAACGTAGTCAAATGAATAGCTATCATGAATATTATAACTATAGTAATTTGAGTATTTTTGAATCAGGACAACGGACTGATCTAATGGCTGATGCAATGATCCAGTTAGATGGATATGATAGATTTGACCGACGAGATGCTGGCTATTTCCGTTTAGTACAGCCATATTATCATCACACAGCTGTTCCAAACAATTTATTTATTTATAATTATTGTTTTGCACTACGACCTGAAGAGCTACAGCCATCTGGTTCATTAAATGCAAGTCGTATTGATAGTTTTGTATTGCAAATGAATCTTCTACCAGATTCTCCTACGGGTCCTGCGCGAGGTAATGCAATAACTCGTGTATACGCAACAAATCATAATGTTTTACGAATTATCAATGGCTTTGGCGGGTTACTATTTACGATTTAAAACTCTTTTAAAATAGGTCGCATGGCAGCATTAGTACCAGGTATGTCAATACCATTTTCATCAATGCAACAAATAGTCCCACCATTTCCCTTATGGTTATACAAATATCTAGCAGCATTTCCTGTTACTGGTCTACTAGGTCTTGATCATATGGCAATCGGTAGTACATACACTGGATTAATGAAACTACTTGTTAATATACTTACACTGGGATCATGGTATGCTTTTGATATTGTACAAGTATATAATTTAAAAAATATAAGAACTAAAGGATTAGGTGTTCCTTTTTTTGAATATGGTGGCATTGGAAAAGATAAAATTGATGATGAACCAATGCATTCAATGAGTAAAAATACTCAACTATGGCTATTTGTTCTTTTTATTTGCTTATTTGGAGGTATATATTACATTTCTACTTTTTTTCTTTCAACAAGTACTGATTTTATATCAACATGTATTTATTATTTTAGTACAATAACATTTTATATAACAATTGCTTTGCTAGCCTACACAGGATTCTATTTCTTATTTGGAAAAACTACAAATGCAATACCCGCAACACCACAAGGAGCATTAACATCACTATACGCACAATCTGGTGTATTAAATCCTACTGCAGCAAAAGCACTCCCTAAATCAAGTGTTCAATCATTAATTTCTATGCTTCCAGCTGGAATAGGATTATCAAGACCATTTATCCCAAGTGGAATTAAACTAGGTGGTGCAACAGATGAACTGAAATCTATTGCAGCAAACGTATTACAGTCTGGTGGATCTAACAAATCAATAAATGAATCGCACGAGCATATTTATTTTGCTTTACTATTATTTTTATTACCGCTGTCAGGATTTGTAATTTATTATTTAAGGAAACAAAAGAATGAAACCCCTAGCAACGCAAGATGAGTTTGAAATGTTAATTGGTAAACAAGAGGAAACATATGATCTACCAGATTTAACAGTTGTATATTTTACGGCATCATGGTGTGGTGCTTGCAATAGATTAAATCTTCCAACTATTGAAGCTTCATTTAATGCTACATGGTTAAAATGTGATATTGATAAAAATGATTATACGGCAGGGTATTGTGGAATCAGATCAATTCCTACTTTTCTTGTAGTATATAAAAAAAAAATAGTTGGAACACTATCATCATCCAATACAACAGAAGTTATATATTGGCTTCAAAGTATTAACCTACAGTAGATGTATGATATAATTGTATTAGGAGGAGGAATTGCGGGTCTCTACACTGCTATCTATTACAGTAGAAAACAATATAGTGTAATACTGTGTGAAAAATATAAAACTCTTGGTGGACGTGTTGAAACATATCATCATGATAACTATAGTTGGGAATCTGGTGCTGCACGAATATCAGAAAGTCATACACTTGTACGTGAGCTAATAAAACGTTATCACTTGAATCTAGCACCAATTAACTCTAAACTAGCTTATAAAAAAGATGGAGCTTCATGTATTGAACCAAATCTATTTGAGCCTAGTTTAAAGGCAATGGTAACACCATTACATGATTTAGATTCAAAAGTATTAGCTACACATACATTAAAAGAATTACTTGTAAAAGTACATGGATTTAAGAAAGCAATTGATTATTTATATAGATTTCCATACAAAGCAGAAACAGAGGTGTTACGAGCTGATTTAGCATTGCATACATTTAAAAATGAAATGGGTTCCCACGATGGATATTATATATGTACTGAAGGTTTATCTGCATTAATTGATTGCATGAAGAAAGAATATGAATCATACGGTGGTGTAATAATGACAGAAAGTACATGTCTAAATATTATTGAAAAAGAAAATAGTTTAACTGCAGTTTTTAGTAAAGGAAGTCTTGATGCCAAACATATTGTATGTGCACTAACCTCTGAGGCATTAAAACAGATACCATATTTTAAAAATCTAGAAGTGCTAAAAAAAGTTGTTATGAAACCATTGTTAAGAACATATGCAGTATATCCAACACCTGCATGGTTTGCACAGCTACCATCCGTTGTATCTGCTGGACCAATACGATATTTTATACCAATTGATTATGCAAAAGGTATTGCAATGGTATCATATACAGATAGTCAAGATACAGTAAAATATCATAAATCAAAGAATCTAGAAAAAAAGGTTATACAAGATCTTAAAGAACTCTTTGGAGATGTACCAAATTATAAATATTTTAAAAGTCATTATTGGCGTACGGGAGCAACATATTGGCTTCCTGGAAATTATAATCCAATAGAAGAATCTGATAAATCAATAAAACCATTTGATGCAAATGTCTATATTGTTGGAGAATCATTTAGCCTTCGGCAAGCGTGGATGGAAGGAGCCTTAGAACAATGTATAAAATTATTTAAATTGGATATACTAGTATGATAGATGCACATTTTATAATATCACTCTTTCATCTTATTGCGGTAGTTCCTTTTTTTGCCTATATTTATATAAATAAATTATCATTACCTGAATGGGTATATACATTATTATTTAGTCTTGGTATATTTGTGCTACTATATCACTCTTATAAAGCTGTATTAAAGTTTATGGCGCGTAGTAGTTCATTATGGGTAAATCTAGTACATGTTGTTGCTGTTGCACCAATTATGATTTACATTGGCTATACTGCAAAAAATACACCAAGACCAGCTTATGAGATATTACTAATGTTAACATTTGCTGCATTGGGTTATCATTTATACTCAATTATTGATAATCTTAATACTAGTAAATTAGATTAGTAAATTAATATAGGATTGCTTTTTAAGATCATTAGTTTTAACACAATGAATAGAATGATAGTAAAATGCTGATGATGAAGGAAATGCTTCTTTACAAGAGTTGCAGCAATTATTTTCTTCTAACAATACATCAGTTTCTTCTTTAAAATGTTTTCGCATCATATGTGTTCTACGATTTCCTTTTGTTAAGGATTCAAAATTGCATTGGGGCACAAGACATTTATATCTTTCTACAAGATCTTGTGTTTTATGTTTTGATAACATATGTAATGCAAGAGAAGATTTTTGTAAGAATTCTTTAGAACAAATGCTACATTCAAAATCAAGTTTACCTTCATGTTTCTTCATATGATAATACATTGTATTTTGATTCTTTTTTACAATGTTGCAATTAGGGCAGATAAATTCTCCATGTTCATTTTTAATATATTTAGACATAGTGCTAATATTTTTACCACAAATATACTTTCAATTTTTAACATTTTTGTAGCATATAAATAAATATATCTATCTTATATTATGAGTATAGTACAAGATAATATAACATATATACATAATCCTGAAGGTGTTGGATCACAGCTAATTATTGATGCTCTCCATAGTTGTTATAGTCATGCATTAATAGATTGCATATTTCCCTACTATTGGGTCTTACAACTGGGTCTTCCACATGATATACAAATTGTAGTGCGACCTGACCTATTTATTGAGTTTCCGCATAATTTAGATATGCTAAATGATGCAAAAGATGCATATAAAGGTGTCTATGGTGAATTAATAAACCTATTAACTGACAAACCTCTAGCATTTAAAACAGACCATATTTTTGAACACACATATATTTATCCAAAAGATCATGCATGTGAACGAAGTATATGGAATAGTTGCACTGTATATCCAGACAGATATATGTTAACAAATACTCCTAGATATGATGATACTGTATTACGTAAAAAGTTAGATGATTTTGTAGATCATGTAATTAAACGTTTAAATATTTCTGTGTCAAAAGAAAGCAATAATAAAATACTTATTATTGATCGACTACATGATCGCAAAATAGATAGATCTATTGTAGCACAATTAATGTACTACGGAGATTGTAGCATAGTATATTTAGAGCACATGACATTTAGTGCGCAAGTAGAACTCTTTTCTAAACATTCAATATTTGTGTTGGCACATGGGAGTGCAGAAATAAACTTACTATTTGCACCGCCTAATTCAATTGTATTTGAATTTGATATTATACCTACTAGAGCTGTTATATATAAAAGATTATGCGACTTAAGAGGGTTAAGACATGTTGTACTACCATATAATGAAGATCTAGATGTACGGGCTAAGATATTTGATATATTGGTCTAAAACAGTAGAGACTAATACATTAGATATGAAGATTTGCACATTAGCAATCGGCTCTGATTTTAGAAAGGGTTTAGGCAAGGCATTTAAATCTAAAGAAACATATGCAGCAAAACATGGATATACATATATTCAAGGTGGTGAAGAGTATTGGAATAGAGCTAAACCTATTCCATGGTCAAAGATTCCATTTCTACTTGATGTATTAAGTAAGTGCGAAGAAAATGAAGTTATTTTTCTTAGTGATGCGGATGTATTTATTACAAATATGGAACTAACAATGGAAACGCATCTGCTACCATTGCTTCCACAAAATAAAGATTTACTATTATCAATTGATTCATGTGGTCATATTAATGATGGAAATATATTGGTAAGAAATACCGCATGGTCTAGAGATTTTTGGAAACGTGTAGATGCTCAAACAGAGTTGACGTATCATATTTGGTGGGAAAATGCTGCAGTCATAAAGTTATTAGAAGAAAATCCTGCTGATTTAGCAAAAACAGAAGTAACACACAAGCATAAATTATTTAATGCGTATATTCAAGGTCTGCCTGGGCAGCCACTCTGGACACCCGGTGATTTTTTAGTTCATTTTGCGGGTGTTTACGAGACAACACAAATGAATACCTATATTGATAAAATTATAGCTGGAGAAGTTCCACGCAAATCAATGTTTTAAAATATATAGTCTGATTAGAATGAAGAGTAGAAGAAGCACTCGTCGTAAGATGCGTGGCGGTGATAATGAGAATTATGATAACTTAGGCAATGAAAATGAGGACTTAGGAAATAACAACAGTGGCAATAACAACAGTGGCAATAACAACAGTGGCAATAACAACAGTGGCAATTATAATAATAGCAATAACGACAGCAGCATGAATGGAGGCATGAGAAAGCTACCGGCAGTTGGCTCAAAAGCTCAAGTATGGCATGGAACAGCAAAGCATACCTCCGGCGGTTTAACGCGCAAGGATTTAATGAAAACAAAGAAGGGGCGCATTGTATCTAAAGCAAAGCACGCGTTAGGTAAGAAGGCACTAAAGAATCTTGTAAAGGCTGGATATAAGGCAAAGAAGGGTACATTTAAGATTTTTCGCAAGTAAAAATCTTAGCTTTATACCATAGTATAATCAAGATTTTTCGCAAGTAAAACTACTATTTGATTCTAATGCATCTGCCAATATTCTTAAATAATCTGATGCATGTGGGGGAATAGCAACAGAAGTTGTTTGTAAATCATACCAATATAAAGCACCTTTCTTATCTGATTCTCTAAATGATGACCAGACAAGTGAGACACCCGAGCCCTTACATTCTTGTACAATTGTTTTTAAATCAAGTTCTTTTAACATTTCCGGACCCATTTTGGATGCTGCAGTTGAATATATTTCATCATATGATGTTTTTGTATTCCAAAATACAGAAGTATAATCTTGTTTTACAATATTTGTTCCGCCTGTTATAAATGTTATATCATCTTTTGACTGTAAGAGGTTCTGTACCATTACGGAGGGTATATCGCTACTATACCATATAACACATAGTGGTTTTGATGTGTGTTGTATATATGTTGCAGCAAGACGTAAATCTTGGTTATCGCGTACACGAAATACTGCATCACTAAATATCTCCTTACACCAACGCGGTTGATGTTTTATATATGCATCTGAAAAAATAACTACAACCTTATGTCTATGTAGCAATTCATCCGAATATGTTTGAAAAATACTTTGAAAATATGTATCTAGTACACTAGTCTCTCCAATAACATATATTTTTTGCTTTCTTAATGGATGAGGATATCCTTCCATATGGATAGTGTCGGTCATTAATACTAGTATATTTTCTATAGAATTAAAAGAAACGCAATGAATCTTTTACATAGCTTTTACACACTACTCATTATTATTGCAATAGATCTACCGTGGCTATATTTTGGATCAAGTATGTCTGGCCCTATGATTAAAGCAATTCAAGGTAGTGATATAAGTTTACGATGGTTTCCTGCATTGCTGGTATATGTAGCTCTAGTTTATCTTGTACATTTACCAAAGACAAATATGGAAGCGTTTTTGCTGGGGTTGTGCGTATACGGGGTATATGATGGAACAAATTATGCTTCCTTAAAAGATTATACATTGACCTTTGCAATACTAGACACTTTATGGGGTGGAACACTATTTCTACTTGTACACAATGCACTACAATATTTTAAAATAAAACAATAATATAGATGCCCAATAATAGTACACCGCCTAGACATCCTCGTAGAGAAAGATCTAGATCTCCTCCAAACAGACGTAGAAGAAGATCTAGATCACCATCACCTAGATCACCATCACCTAGATCACCATCACCTAGATCATCTGACTCACCATTAGCATCATCTGTATATTCATTACCTTTACCTCCACAAATTCTTAGACGAAGACTTTTTAATAATAATAATAATAATAATGCAAATACTACTGTAAACGAAACAAATTTAATTCGTACACCTCCAAAAACTTTAAAAAGACGAAGAAATAATACAAATAATAATACTAATAAACATCGTAATACACGAAGAAGACTTGCGTACTAAATAAAAGGATTGTACGACCATTGTAAAAGTGCTTGTCTTTGAACAGGTCTGCAAGTTAAATCACCAGATGTGCAATTCTTTTTTATTTGTCCGGCATGACGTGTAAATGCTTTCCATCTTGCTATTTGAACTTTATCTAGCTCTGGGATTCTTCTACCAAGCCAATATCTGCAATACCACTGAAACCAACCCCTTTCATCAGGATTTGTATCTTTTGATGAAAGAATCGGGTGAATCTTTGATACACCCTTTCCAGGCACCCACCCATTTTCACGCCAAACATTCAAGGGTTGTCTAGACTTAACGCCCAATGCATTAATACTTGCATCCGCACTCTCAGGTCTTAACTTATTTAGAGCGATTCCTTTTAAAAACCACTCTAAAGGAAATTCACTAATACAATCATTCAAATACTTTCCTTCGAATACACCCATGCAAAGCATATCTTCGGGAGTTGCATATGGATTAAATCCTAAATTACTACCTGGCTCTTCACTTAATACATATGTATATCTTTTTACCATTTTATTATTTACTTCTATTGTATCACCTTTATGAAATGATGCTTGCGGCTTCCCATGTTTCTTTAAAACTTTAATCATCTCATCAATAGTCATCCTATATAAAATTGATTTAAAAAAATATAATTGTATACTTATACAATGGAGCCCCGCAGTTTAAATAAAGATGAAATTGCATTTATTAATAGTCTTTCACCAAAAGAACGTGCTCTTCATAATCTAGCAGTAGAAAAACTTGGCAGTTCGTATTTTGTCTGGAAAAGTCATGCCTATCAAGAATATAAAGCTAAACAAGTAAAAGATGCAGCAACCTCAACAACATCTAAGACCACATTATGAACCCGTTAATGAAGGACAAAAAGCAAAAGCATATATTGAACAGCCAAGTATTGGAACAGTATTTATAAATAAATCAGCTAGCGGTAAGAGCAGTGGTCAACAAGTATTGCTACCGCTTTCAACACATGAAAATCGTTATGAAACTGTAACAACTGTATGTGTATCAAGTCGGGATAGAAATATATCAACATTTCCAAATCCAAATTTTTTTCGTTGGAGATTTAAGCGAGATTTGAAAAATATTCAAAGCATTCGTCTTATTGGAGGATCTATACCTGGAAAATTATATAATATAAATACTGGATGGAATCAGTTTACATTTTTAGAAAATAATATACAGTACACATGTACATTAATACCTGGATTTTATGAAGGTGCATCGTTGGCAACAGAGTTAAAACGTGCATTAAATGCATTGTCAGGAATACTAAATACATATAATGTTGTATACAGTACAACAACGCTAAAGTTAACGCTAACACGATCTTCTGGAACATATAGCTATACTCTAGCATTTCAAACTGGAACATATGTTGATACATTTGATGATTTTCGTGGTGCAGTAGATTCACTAAGCAATGATTATTTATCAATGATAAATACACCCGCAAGAATTTTAGGGTTTATATCACTTGACTATAGCGATACATCTGGAACAATAGTAGCACCTTATCCAGTAGATGTTGGCTCGTTTACAAATAAAATATACTTGTATGTTAATGCTGATACAGGAAATGAGTTAAATAATATTGAGTTAGGGCGTGGTTCTCATGATCCCTACATAATACTATATTTGGATACAGATACATATGGAACAAAATTCTTAAATAAAGAAACAGATTATCCGCTACTACAATTTAGTCCTACAGCTCTTTCACGAATTAGTAGTTTAGAAATATCTTTACGGGACGAATTTTATAGATTATGTGATCTTGGAAACAAAGAATTTACATTATTATTTGAAATTATACATTTGGCATAATGGCTTAAATATATTTCTTATGTACTATATATATTCACATTGAAAGAACTACGCAAAATACTGTTTAAACACAGTACATTTAAACATTCTTTTTATGCCTTTTATCCCGGTCGCGTTTGGGATCAAATAATCCTATGGAATAAGTATTTACCTTTTGTAAAAGCTCATTATGCAATAAAGTCCAATCCAGAACCTCTCTTAATTAAGGCACTATATCCTTTTGATATATATTTTGATTGTGCAAGCAAACAAGAAATAGCACTTGTTAAAGCTAATCTTCCGTCTGATAGACAAATACATAAATATATTGTGTACGCTAACCCATGTAAGTCATCAGATGATTTAATATATGCAAAAAGTATTGGTTCACCAATTACTGTTGTTGATTCATATGAGGAGCTGGATAAACTAGTATCTGTAGGTTATACTGGTGGAACCTACATACGTATTGCGGTAGATGATACACATTCTAAAATGCCTTTTTCTGGTAAATTTGGTCTACAGCCCTCATTAGTGGGAGGCTTAGGTGATTATGCAAAAAATAAAAATATAGATGTGCATGGAATATCATTTCATGTTGGTTCTTCATGTAGTGATGGAAAGTCATACTACAAAGCGCTACGTGTTGCACAACAATTAGCTAGAGTGCTAAAATCACAAGGACATCCTTCAAATACAATTGATATTGGTGGTGGATTTTTATCAAATACTAGTGATTTTATAGCTAAAGCAAGTTATATTACTAGAGCATATGATCCAGAATTTAAATATATTGCAGAACCTGGTCGTTTTTTTTCTCATAAATCACAGGATTTTTTTGTAAAAGTTATTGGAAAAAAGCCTTGGTCAACAGGATGGAGATATACAATTGATGATAGTCTTTATGGACAATTTTCATGCATTCCTTTTGATCATGTAGTTCCTACATGGTCTCGTGTGGTAGGTTCTTTAGATACGCCAAGAAAAAGAACGGCTGGGGTCTTATTTGGTCGCACATGTGATAGTGTGGATGTTATTGCAAAAAGTGATTCAATGGAAGAGCTAGAAATTGATGATTGGCTATGGTTTCCAAACATGGGTTCTTATACAAATGCTACAGCAAATGAGTTTAATGGATTTCCAAAACCTCCATATATAACTTCTTACAACTCTAGTTTAACAGATATTGAGTTAAGTTCTATAGATTATTTACCAAATAATGTTGAGACAATTCAACCACTGTCAAGTGCTTCTTTGCTACGCTAAACAAAAAAATTGACTAGTGTTTCATATAAATATAAATATAAATATAAGTATATACCATGGCAGATACCACCTCTTGTCCAATCTGCATTGAGAACTATACAAATGTAGTAAGAACAAAGATCTCTTGCAACTTCTGCGCATATCATTCTTGTAAAGGATGTGTTCAGAAGTATCTACTTTCACAGGCCACTGATGCGCATTGTATGAGTTGTAGAACTGGATGGAATCGTGAATTTCTAGATATGAATCTAACAAAGGCCTTCCGCACTGGTCCATGGCGAGAGCATATTAAGACAATGTTGGTGTCCCGTGAAAAGGCAACTCTTGCCGGCTATCAAAAATACGCTGTTGCACTAAATAATATGGAAATTTATCGAGCAAAATTATCTGAGATTCTTAAGATTAATTTATCTATTGCAAATGATATATCTAAATGCAGAACAAAACTCTATGCATATCCAACAAATTATGTAAAGAAAGAAAATAGTAGTGAAACTAAATTAGCTATTCGTGCAGAACATACTGCTACAATAGATGAATATACTGAGTTAAATAAAAAATTCTTAGACTCAGAGTTTGATAGAACTATTAATTCTACATATTTAGCAATTGAGGAAAATATCTATTTTGATCGTTATGGTCCTGAAGAACGAAAAGAGTTTATTATGAAATGTGTTAAAGATGAATGTCGAGGCTTTCTGTCTTCAGCATATAAATGTGAGCTCTGTGGCTGTTATGTTTGCAAAGAATGTATGATTATTAAAAAAGAGAAAAATGATGATTCTCATAGTTGTAAAGATTCTGATAAGAAGTCTGTTGCTCTTATTCGCAAAGAAACAAAGCCATGTCCAAGATGTGGTATTCGGATTAGTAAGATTGATGGATGTGATCAAATGTGGTGTACTGCATCTGAATGTGGAACAGCTTTCTCATGGAATTCTGGAAAGGTTATATCTGGAACAATCCACAATCCCCATTATTATGACTGGGTAAGACGTAATAATAATGGTGTAGTTCCTCGCAATCCTGGTGAAGTTCTCTGTGGTGGTCTACCAGAATATCGTGTACTAAATCGTCTACTGTTAAATACTCTTCATGTGCCTACACAAGATATTAATGTTATCTTTGATATCCACAGATGCATTAATGATATTCAACATGCACGTCTTCCAATGCATCCTCAAACAAGAGCTGCAGATATGTTTAAAGAGATTCATTGCGACTTTCTTCGTGCTAAAATTAATGAAGATGACTGGAAACAGAGTTTATTTCTAAAAGAAAACAGGTTTGAAAAGAAACAGCAAATTGGTCAGGTACTACAGACGTTTGTTACAGCTGCAACAGAGGTATTTCGCTCACTTTATGCAGATATGGTAAATATGGGTACTGTGCTAGATATTAAAAAGATTAAAGATCGTCTTGATGAGTTTAATGCTCTTCGTGCATATATTAATACTACTTTAGAAAATCTTGGTCTACAGATGTTGTGTGCAGTTCCACAGATTGGTAATACTTGGGAGTACGTGCAACCAAAGAATCCAGCAAAGCTAAGAATAGATACAGAAAAAGGAAAAAAAAGCAGCTCCACTTAGAGATAATTCTTCTTAAATGTTTCTAAATCTACAATTGGTATACCTAACTCACGGGCAGTCTTAATTTTACTTGAATCATCTTTTATATCTTTTGCAACAACTACGCTTGTCTTTTTTGTTACAGCTGCAGCAATCTTACCCTTACGACCCTCAATTAATGCTTCTAACTCTTTGTCTCTAAGTCCTGTAAATACTACACTTAGATGATCTAAAGATTTCTTAACAGAATTGTTTGCTTTGACATCCTCACTTTTACATATGCACCCAACATCTTTCATAAATTTAAAGAACTCTGGTAGACCTTCTAAGAATTGTAATGCAGTGTGTGATGCAATGCCATCAATATCTTTTAACTCTTCTAGCGTTGGAACATATCCTGTACTTATGCTTGGGTAAGCAGAAAGTATAACCTTTAGCTTTTTTGTTCCAATAGATCGGCCAAATAGATTTGATGCATCCATATATGTTGCACATGTTGCTTTTGCAACCGATGCTTTTATTTCCATAACAATCTTTGTTGCTGATTTTGTCTTAAATCCATCCATTTTTACAAGATCATCAACAGATATGTTTAGCAATTGTTTTATTGTAGTTATACCATGTGCATACATTTTTTCAACCACGCCTGGACCAACACCTTTTATATCTAATACAGATGCAAAGTATATTAAACGTTTAATTATAACACTACTATCCTCTTCTAAATCTTTTAACATTATATCTACATGTGTAGAATTCCATACCCATTTATGCGTAGGAAAAGATGGTTTACCATTTGCAGATGGGGAGGCTACACGTACTACATGGGGAATAACATCTCCAGAACGAATAATAACTATTTTAGAACCTGGACCAATAACATGTGTATGTATAAATTTTGCATTAAATCCAGTTGCTTTTTGAATCTTTGCTCCAGATAATACAACTGGTTCAAAATGTAAAAGAGGTTTCAGATAACCATCTTTACTTGCATTCCATTCTACAGATGAAACTACTACTTCAGCTTCTGTATGAGTAAGTAGTGATTTAAATGCAAAAGCGTACTTAGGATTTTCACCAGATACATATGGATATACTGCATCTTCGCATACAACAATACCATCAATATCAAAAGGTGAATCCCTTCGCCGCTCCAATAGTATCTTGGATAAGTAATCCATAGTTAATAATTCAGAACTATGGGTAGTATAGTGTACCGTGTTAAAACCTAATCCTTTTAACTCTTCTAGACCTTTTGTAGGAACGCATAGAGGGTTTAGTTTTTCATATGCAACAAATTGAATTAATTCTGCTAACTCTTTTACGGGAACTTTAGAATGCATAACACCAGCAACCGCATTTCGTGCATTTGCACCTACTCCTTTTGCAGACCAATCTGCCTTTGAAATAATAAGTTCTCCTCGCAGTGCAATATTTTTACTTAGATCTAATGGTATATCTTTTATAAATGGAAGTAGGTGGGATATATCTTGACCGTGTAATCCATCACCACGACTATATAGTTTTTTATTAAAATAGAGAGCAGAGTTTCCATCCAACTTATCAGATATTACTGTAGTACCAGTATACCTTTTCTTCCATTTATCCAATGCTTTTGGATCATCTCTTATTTTATCAAGTGATCCCATCCAAAATGGTAGCTTAACCTTTCCTTGTGTTGGAGCTGCACCTACTTCTTTTAAACTAGGATCTAACTTATACACATAGTCTTGTAATATATCAAACATATCATCTGTTAATACAGGTGTTCCAGCATAGTATTGCTGAGATGCTTCTTTTAAGAGTTGCACTGCCTTTTCTTGTGGCAATGATTTTAAATATGTTATTGGATTTTCTGTTAAATTCTTAAACATCTCTCGTGTATTAGATTTACGTGTATTATTTAACTTCTTTGTATTACTCATCTATTTTATAAGTGGTAGCTTTAATTTTCCCCAATCAATCGTTTTTTTTAGTTTTTCAAAACTTATTACACTCTTATACATTCTGAAATCAAATATTTTTCCAGAAAATAACATATCTTTTAATTCATATTTAGATGTTTGATCATGCCAATTTGATTTACCAATATAGTTATTTGTGGTAAATTTAGCTTGTGGTAAATGACCAGATGCTTCTTTATAGGTCTCTACACCGTCTATATAGACTATTATTGGTGGTCTGATACTATCATCATTTGTTGCTGTTATGCATATGTGTGTCCATTTTTTTAGTGGTAGAGCTTTTGATATCTTAATACGTAGATTTCGTTGTTTTCCATCCCATACTTCATATAATAGTGTTACTTTTGATGACCGTTCAATCATTGGTTGTGCTGTTAATGAGGGGTCTAACTTTTTAGGTATTACATCAAACTGTTTACATTCAAATTCATTTACATTTGCTCTTAATTCCATATAGTCTTGTGGTGTCATTGTTGCACATGGATGAGGTCCAGCTGGATAATCTGGTAATGTACTTTGTACTGGTCGTATTTCATTTCCAGACACAAGTGTATCACCATTTCCGTAAATCCCTAAGAAGACATTATTATTACCGGGGCCATCTCCAAAATCAAAAATATGTGCATTATTTGTAAATGTATCAAAATAAACCCATAAAGAAAATGCTCTTATACTTTGTAAGGGCACAACAGATCCTAAGGTCATATCTGGAGAATCATATAATCTTAAAAACTGATCAACCCCATTAAAAGATAGCCCATTTGTTGTACTAGGATTTGGTATTTCAGGTATACTAATTCCACCGGCTTTTGTTATATTTATGTTATTTGTATAATCAACCATATCATCAATAAATCTTAACCATATTACAGCACCACTATAGAAATCCAATAACAATTGTATATTTTCTGGTGGCTCGGGATCAATAGAATTTTTCTTATTAAATCCCAAATCTTCTGCACGGAGGCATAATGGCTGAAATGTATTATCTTTGTCCTTCAAAATTCTACAATATGCATAGCGATTTTCTTTATATATATCTCTCATATAGTCATCACGGCTTAGCTGTAGACCTTTTCCTACAGAATCGCTCTTATAACTAATAGATGATAGCCCATTTGTACCTGCAAGTGCACATGCAAAGAAAGCATCTTCAAATTTTCCAGGATTCAAGAGACGACAATAATCGTGTTTAAATCCAAAACGCTGAACATCTACATAGTCGTGAAAATATCTAGGATCCATATTGTATCCTTTTTCTTCTTTATTAAATCCTATGTCTCCGCGACGTTGAACTAAACTTGAAAAAAAATTATCATTATTATCTATCGGAGCTACAATACTCTGAAATCCTTCACGCAGTAGTAATGGATTAAATATCTCTAAAATGATAAAGATTATCAATATAAACAATGCTAACCAGAGTGTCCCGGGTAGTTGCATCTAATCACTTTCGTGCTTTTCATATTAGATTTTTTACAGTAAAATTAGTATGGAAGGCGGCCGACTAATCGGACAAGGAACTTATGGTTGTGCATTTCAACCACCCTTATTATGTAAACATAAAGGTATTACTAAATCAAAAGTAGGTAAGATAACATTTAAAGGAGATTCACAACGTGAATTGCATGCATATACAGTTTTACATAAAATAGAGGAATGGAAACAATATTTTATATTATCTGCACCAGATGAAGCATGTACTCCTCGTATACTTGATAATCAAACAGAACCTGATATATCAAAATGTGAATTTTTAATGGAAGCAAATCCTAAGCTACCAATTGTGCAAATATCTATGCCTTATGGTGGAAAAGACTTATATTCTCATAGTTTAATAACAACTCGTAAGGTACCTTTTTTTACACTATGTAAACAGCTTTTAGAAATTGGTGCACTAATGATATTGCATGGAATGATTCATTACGATATTCACTCACGCAACATATTAATAGATTCATATGGAACTCCACGTATTATTGATTTTGGTCAGTGTTTTACTGTAAGTGATATTTCATTAGAGTCTATTGAAAATCGTTGGAAGGTACTAGGCCCGGAGTATGCTGCAGAACCTCCTGAAGTTACCTTTTTAACTGCAATGGAAAGACCATATTATTATAATTTTGAAGATGCATTGCATGATGTTATGCCTAAAAAACAGATATTATATACAATTGAAAAAGTGTTAGGAATACCTGTAGAAACACAAATACGTTCTTTAGGAAGGTTCTTTAAATCAAGTAGTATATTTCAAACGCATAATGAAACCACGCTTGTAAAGTTATGGAAAATCTATTATCCTGGATTTGACAGCTGGTCAATAAGTATAATATTGATTGAATATCTTCAAAAATATTTATATTCTTATGAATTTGTTGAAAGTTCTGAATGGAAATTAAAACGATTTATTATTATGGAAATGCTAGAAAAAATGTGCTCTACAAATCCAAAAGAGCGTATTGATTGCGTAGAAGCATTAAGTATGTTTGATCCATTTAATAACATATATCAAAAATATGGAATTCAATGGGTAGAACAACGAAGAAAACAACGTAGTTAATATTTACGTGTTCTAAGTTTAACAGCTTTATTTCGAGGAACGCACATATAAGAACAAAACATATCGTAATCTAAATCACTATTATTATTTGCCGCTTTCCAATTATGATTTGCTAATGCTGGATCATATATATGTTTTCCTGAAGCATCTAGATTTGTAACCTTTCGTGCACCTGGTTTATGGGACCAAAGAGCATTTGAATCTTGTCTTAAAAAATGATAATCTTCATCTGGATCAACAACTAATGCAATTTTTGATGTTCCTACAGGACAACGTTCTGTAAATGTAGCCATTTTAATACTAGGATTATCGCCAATTAGACGTGCCATCATATTGGGACATGTTTTTGGTCTACGTTGTGAAAATTTAGAGTATCCTGATACCATTCCGGGTTGATGAAATGGGACATCACAATCTTCTGAGACACATCGTTTTATTTGTTTTGGATCATTAATATTAAATGCATATGCAAAACAATTATGAGTTTCTTTTAGCTTAAAATTTTTATTCCAATAATCTGGATTATAGCGTGGCTCACTTCCACTTAACGGAGATACTCTTACACATGATCCATGATGCAGTGTACAAAACATTGATCCATCTACTTGTGGATTTTTACATCTTGAACTACATTGACACTGACTTTTCGATCCAGTGTTTTGAATAGTTTTTTTCTTTTTTCTTGTCTTAAGCATCCCTACTAGTAGGTTCTGAATTTAATTCTAAAATTGTAGCTTTAGGAACTATTCCAGCTTGAAGATCTGATATATTATATTCTTTTTTTGCTTCTTCAAGTGTTGATTTAAATACACTTGGTGGAATAACACTTTGTTTTTCTTTTTCTTTCATATTATTTAGATTTTCACTAATTTGCCCGTATGATGATTCAATGGAACGCATATGTAATTTTTCAATAGCATTTGTAAAATACACATACTGATTTGTATGGGATGGGGGTTCAGTATGATCATAAAATCCACTATATCTGCCTGTTAATGATATGTATTGCCAAAATTCACTGCAAAATTGTTCAATACATATATTGGATGTATAATAATTCTTATCAACCTTATAGAGTGAAAAAAATCCATTTAATATTGAAACAATTAATGATAGTATCCATGTTATCCAAAAAATAACTTCTTTATCTAATACATATGATATTGATAATAATGCTGGAGTAAGTATTGTTCCAACAAGAATACACATCTTTCCCCAATTAAAATAAAATGAATATTTTAATGAACGATCTTTTGCTTGTTTTTGTAGTTCAAAATAACGATATTCTAGAATTTTACGTTTATCCTCTGAAATTTTTACTAAAGATAGCGCTTCTAATAATATATCTTTCATACTATTATTATAATAAAATTGAAAATTATAAATACTAGACATATGTATATAATATGTATTCTGTTTGGTCTACTGCGTTTCTTTCATCCGATGTTGACAGCTATAATTGTTATCTAAATATTGATAATTGGAGAAGATTAACAGATATATATAATTCTCCTCGTATATTTGCACATTGCATGTTTGCAGGAAAATCATGTGTTTGCTCTCTTGGCCCACCTGTAGTTGATAATATTGATGGGCATATGCTATATTTACCAGCTAGTGTATTAACTAATTTACAGATTGATGGTATCGGAGAGCATATAACAGTAGATTGGTTAACTGTAGATACTTTAGAAGAATCCACTCGTATTGTATTACAGCCTTTTGATTCTACATTTGCATATGGAGATATTAAAAGAGAGATGCAAAATGAATTAACTAAGATTGGTATTTTACAAAAAAATACACTTATTTATCTTAAGATGCCTCATGAAATTGCATTTCTTGTAAAAGAGTTAGAACCTTGTAGTATTGTATTATGTGAAGGAGATGAAGTAGTGTTAGAATTTGAAGAATCATTAGATGCAGTCGCAGTTGCAACACCAGAAGCCTCAGCACCACCAGCATACTCAGCACCACCAGCATACTCAGCACCACCAGCATACTCAGCACCACCAGAAGCCTCAGCACCACCAGCATACTCAGCACTACCAGCAATACAAGAAGCCTCAGCACCACCACAGCCACCACAGCCACCACAACCACCACAACCAGTTGTGAGATATAATCCATGGCGTTCTAAAGATTTCAAACCACAATGTAGTTAGATGGAAGCCAATGCAAAAAAATTATGCAATTTTTTAAAATCAAATGACTCATGTTTAATAGGAAGAAATGGTAGTCTTGAACTAGAAGTAATCTTATTTTTTATGCACTCCAGATCAAAGGATATCCCCTATCCAGCTCAAATGTTAAAAAAGTTGGAACTGCATGCTGGCATATTTCCATCCACAACTACATCGGTAGATACTTGGTGTAAAGCATATATTGAAGCATTAAAAATATGTACTGCAGTTGTAGAGGGTTGGTATGCTCCTTTAGCTTCTCAAGAAATAAAACTTCATTCATTAATTATACCCTCTACAACAGATAGAATATACTTAAGAAATCTAGAACCATATTATGTTAAGCCAGAGTTGCGTTGGTCAAATTATTTAGCAGAAAAAAAGGTAGCAATTATTAATTCATTTGCGGAAACATGTGTTCAACAAACATATTTAGCATATGGTATTTGGGGAACACATTATGAAAGTATTTTACCGTCATCAACCACGTGGATACCAATACAGACATATTATGCTCCAGCACTCGCGGAAGGTAAAGCAGAATGGCCTGCACATATAGATTCTTGGTTAGATGCTGTACAATATATTGTGCAATGTACTTTACAGTCTGAAGCTAGTGTAGCAATCATAGGATGTGGCGGACTAGGTATGATAATAGGTGCTGAATTAAAACGTAATGGTCTGCAAGTTATAGTTCTAGGAGGAGCTACACAAATTCTATTTGGAATAAAAGGACAACGATGGTTAACCCATCCAGTAATTTCATCTTTTTTTAATAATGCATGGACTACTCCACCAGAAAGCTCTATTCCGAAAGGTGCACATAAAATTGAAGGCGGCTGTTATTGGATTAAAGATATAAAATGAGTTATAAAATTCAATATCTAAGTAATCTCTTTTTAGATATACATAAAACGAATTTTAAGAAACTTATCTTACCAGTACAGCCAAATCTTGCTCTCTTAGGAAATATCGCATCATCACATAAGATTTCAAATGAATTCCTACATTATGTATCACATAATTGGGAAAAGACATACTATGTCCCTGGTCCATTGGAGTACATCTCTAATAAAGAAGATTATAAAACAAGACTTGATAAATTAAGAGAAAACGTAAATAAGTTTAATAATATACTATTATTAGATAATACTACAGTTGATATCCCAAATACAGATATTTCATTATGCGGAACTACATATTGGCCACAAAATCCCTATTTACGTCATCCAGCATATTATGAGTTTTCAAAAATTTATCTCCAAGGACACAGTGGTCTACGCCAATTACTTGGATATGATATAAAGTCATGGCATATTGAAGATAATAATTATATTAGAGAATCTGTAAAAAGAAACTATCGTAGATATATTGTATTAAGTCATTATAATCCTAGTCTTAACCATAATGATTCATCTGTCCATATGCGAATGCAATCATCTAATACTGAAGATCTGCTAATCTCACCAATTCAAATATGGCTATCTGGTGCATCAAATAAAAGTATAACTGGATGTATTGGTCCATATAGTGATGTATATATTGGAATTAATTCCTATTATTCATATTTAACAGATTCTAAATATAATACAAAATTTAAAGCTAATACGTATGCATCATTACGAAGTGAAACTGTATATTTATTTTAAATTAGGAACTATATCTTTTACATATGAATCATAGAAACCTTGTATTGCATTTTTGAAATTCGCTACTGGCCAAAATGCAATAGATCTTTTTTCACGAATATATGATATAGCCTGATCTGGAGTATATCCATGGGTTGATATTAAATACATTGCTAATACTGCAGCAGATCGTTGCATACCAGCAGCACAATGTACTAATATTGTATGCCCTTCTTTTCTTTCTTTTGTTAGCTTAAATACACTTTCATAAGACCATAATTCTAAATTTCTTATTTCTACTGTTTGTAGATTATCATCTACCGGAACTCTATAGCGTCTTTTTATAGACGAATGAAATGGTAAATTTTTTGTACAGTTAAATACAGTGTGTATATTGTTTGCTTTTAAGAATTCATTATTCATAGATGCTGTAGAATTACCCAGCCATATTCCGGGAACAATTAGATCTGCATCATTTTTAATATTCATACCTATTGTAAAGGTTATGAAAAAATTGATTCCCCTTCACACGTAGTTATGCTACTAAAAATGTATACACGCCATTTCTACAATACCAATGAAGTAAGAGCTGCGCTACAGTACTCTATTCATAAACATAGAACTCTTGAATCCTTCTTTTGGCTAAAAGAGCTAGATGATTCTAAAGATACTTCAATTCAAGCAGTACTATTTAATTCTTGGTTTCACAGTGTAGGACTAAGTGATCTAAATGTATTATCTATGATTCTTAAAAATGATTATATTAATGCAGTACATACGTTATCTTGCAACACTAATAGATCTGGAGGATTAAAGCTATATTATCTTCATGGCTTGACAAATTATTCTGTAAAAAAGATACCTCCATTTAAACTACATCCTACAATTAATAGCGACAATGCAGAGATTAGTAAGCAGACACGAGCCATATTGTTAAATAATAAGCAGGCAGCATGGCATCTTTCTAAGCACAATTGGTCTAATGATATTATTAAGAATTTGATAAATTTTAAATGTAGTGGTGCAGTTAAAACAGTGCTAGAGGATTTATTAAATTACACGCACCCCTATAAATGGATGGTGCGTTGTGCAATTATTTGTATATTGTGTATGAAGCAAGAGGATCTTAAGAATGCCTTTCCCATACCAAAAGTTGTTAGGTCAGAAATACATACTGAGATTTATAAATGGAATCAGTATTTTGGCTTTAGAGCTGGTAGAATATATAGTATTCCAAAGGAGTGTCTCTATGGTAAGACAATTCGTGGAAGTATGACATACTGTGAAACAAATATCAAAGAGCTATATGATCATAATAACCTCTTAAAGGGACAAGCAGTGTATCATGATATACTCACAAGATTTGATTCATATGAGGCATTTATGGATAACACTGATGTGTATGAAGTCTTTATTACAAATTATTTTCCTGACGATATTCCTGACGAATGGTCATTAGAAGAGCAATTAAAAAGCCATGGAAATGGTGTAAATCAATCAAGTGATGTTCCTATCCTACGAAGATATATACACAGATGGTCTGTAATTAGTGATACAACTGTAAGTACGCAAGATAAACAGATGCTTGAAAAAATTATTACTGAGCTACAACCCTCATGCATTTCTTATGATTTTGAATCAACATTTGACACAATGTATCGGGAAAATATATCACTAATGTCTATGAAGCAACTAGAGGATTCGTTGCCACTTTGAATATTAGAATCTTTTCATCATTAGGAAAATATAGACCAATTTTCTTAAAATCTAATGAATATACTTTTTTAAACTTATCAACATAGTATCTAGTATTTTCTACAATTAAAGTATCTAATATATTTTCTGTGTTTGGTACATCTAAATGATTCTTAAGATGAGATATGCAATAATCTTTTGTATAAACAATTGGTTTTTTACATGGAACATATAAATTGTTATTATTATACACTACTAGTTCATATGATTTACAACGTGCTGTATGTAGATCATAATCTTCAACTGATTCTTCAAAAAGATAGCATGAAACTTTTTCTTTCATTATTGATTGTATTAATGGTTTAGGATCCACCCCTAGATTTTGTGCAATATCACCTACAAGACGACGTATTTGACCTTCTAATACATCTTCTAGTGTATTGTAAATAATCTTTGGTAATGGAATCTTTTCCATATTATACTTTCTAATTACGGCAGTAGAATGTCAATTTTTTATTTTTTTTACATAGATGGCAAACCCAAATGAATGGGGTCCTAGTATGTGGAAAATTATACATATTACAAGTCTAAGTGTTGGAAAACAAACGGTACCAATGCTACAGCAAGATGAAATCCATGCACTAAAACAATTTATAAAACAACTTGGTTTACTTATTCCTTGCAAACTATGTAGGACTCATTATTTAGATTATAGTAGAACTCATAAGATTAATTATAAGTATACAGAAGTTAAAGAATCTGTAGCATATTATTTTTGGAATCTTCATTCAGAAATTAATACAACCAATGGAAAACCCAATATAGAATTTAATGAATTAGAGATGTATTATCCTAAAAATGATATATCTATGCTTATGAAAGATTTTAATACACTCTTTAAAAAATATATACTACAAAGAATTGTATGTGCAGATAATTATAATAATTTTGTTAAAAGTTTTATTAGACTTTATAGTATTATTAATATTAATTAATTAAATATTAAGATGTTCCTCCTTGTGCTGTTGGTGCTGGTGGTGGTCTTGATGAACACACTAATGGTGCTGCATTTATTTTAGATAAATCTATTCCATATATATCCACATCACTACAACCACATAGTTGTGAAAATTTATACCACGCCACACCTAAGATAGCAAATAATGTTGTTGTTGTAAATATACCAAGTAGTGAATCACAGTTGCTAGTAATATAACGTAATACAATTATTGAAACTAAAAATATAACTAATGTTATAGCTGACATTGTTAGACGCATTTTTCTGCTATCTGTATTTTCACTAGTACCTTTATTTATTAAACGATATGCAGTCATAAATAAATAACTACATATAAAAGTAATATGTGCAATATAAAAGCTAGGAAGTCTTGATACTATTTGCCCGGTTCCTGGAATCACAGAACATATATCACTGTCTTCAATTTGCCCGTTGTTTGTTAATGCATTCCATATACTAGCAAAAGAATTAAAGATGTTTGCCCAACTAAAGGATGATCTTATTGAATCCCATAATGATCTATTATAGTAATATATACGATACAAGGTACCAGCCACTGGTAATACTATTAATAATACTATTAAAAATAGTATCCCAAAACCTACCAACGCCTTTGCACCATCTGTAGCACCATTTAGTAAATTTGGGACACCTTGATTTAATCCACCAGTACTCTTCCATATGTCAGGTGTCCCATAATCAAATACTTTATATCCTCTTACCAAATCAATTGCTAATGTACATATAGCAAGCCAGAATATTGTTGCGAATGTAGGGCCCCAATCATTACCAAAAATACTTAGTAAAGCCGCATGTATAAACTGCATGATAAATGCAAGGAATGGAACAACTACAACTTGTCCAGCAAAAAGCATAATCCATGACCTACTTCCTGTTGAAATCATCATAAACATTTCATATAATGTTATACTTAATGGTAAGGATACTAGAAAGTATAATATATTTTTTCTAATACTATCTATATAACTCATCTCCTAAGTACATAGATAAATTGGAGAACCATCTGCAGTTTTATTTCTTAAGAGGGGTATTCCAAGAAAATTAATAACTGACTTTCCAAAAAATTGCATATTTTGTTCTTTTATTAGTAGACCAACTGCAAAACCAAATACACTAGCTAGCAGTATATATCCAATATTGTCAAATCCATCTGTACCTGCACAGTTAAATATAACTAAATATATGCCGTATAGTATTGTAAATATTAGTAGTATAATAGCAGATGTTGTATGTTTTGTATTATATTCTACATTTAATACCTCTAACTCTTCTTTTAATGAATATAATGATGATGCAATATATGTAGATGCAAATGCTACAATATACATTGAGTAAGGGGGGTTAGAAGCCGAAAGGGTTGGAATAAGATCTGTAAAAGTTAAATTATGAAATTTACTTTTACATTTATAATTTTTGTTTGACTTACCATATATATTTGCTATAAATGTCTGTATTATATATAAGAATCCCAAAGATTCAAGTAGTGAAAAGAAAAACATAATTTGAACATGCGATGTTGTAAGAACACCTAATAATAAACTACCAAAGATAATTGCATCTGGTAGTAAAAATACAATATCATTTAATAAATCAACTGCTGTTGCTGCTGTTGCCATCTCCTAATCTATAGTGCTTTAAGAATTAGATGTATTTATATAGAGAAAATGGGTATTCCCTCATACTATCGTTTATTATCAAAACAAAATTCAAAATTAATAGTTTCTAAGTATAATACTAATGAAAATAATAAAAATATTATATTATGCCTTGATTTTAATTGTATTGTATATGCATGTTTAGGTTCAAAAGGATTGCCAGTGTATTGTACGGAAAATAAAGGAAGCTATGAAGCAAAACTTATAAATGAAGTCTGTATTTATGTATCCCATATATGGGCAGAAGCTGGATTCCCATCTGAAGTCTTTATTGCCGTAGACGGTGTTGTTCCAATGGCAAAAATGAAACAACAACGTCTTCGCAGATTTAAAGGAATTGAATTGGCTAAATATGAAGTTGCACAAGGAGTCTATAATAAAGATACAGAAAAATGGGACAAAAATGCTATTACGCCAGGAACGCGATTTATGAAGCATTTACATCTGGGATTAGAAAGTCTATGTAGCAGACACACTGGGTGGACTTTATCTGGCTACATGGATCCTGGTGAGGGAGAGCATAAGATTATGCAGTATATACAAAAGTATCCACACCAAGGCTCTACATTTTTAGTATATGGATTAGATGCCGATTTAATTTTACTATCAATGTTGCAGAGCACATTATGTAAACAGCATTTATGGTTAATGCGTGAAGAGCTGGAGTTTAAATCTGTAAATAAAGATCAATTTATTAAACCTAAGTTTTTATATTTTGATATACATGCTTTAAAACATATATTATTTAAAAATCCATCTGTCCAAGTAATTCTTGATTATCTTATGATGATGAGTTTCTTAGGTAATGATTTTTTACCACATTCTGTTGCATTTACAATTAAAGAACAAGGCTACACTTATATGTTTAGAATTTTAAAAGAAAGACATGCGAAACAAAAGTTTATGATAAATACTGATACTAGTATAAGTTGGCCAGAAGTAATAGATTTTCTAAAAACATGTAGCAGTGTAGAAGAAACATTCTTTGCCGCACGGTGTAAGAAAAAACAAGAAACAAAGTTTTATAGTGTATCTAAACAAACAGCATCAGAATATGATATTAAAATGGCACCAATTCAGCTGCTACCATGCAAATGGTTTGTTGAGCAATGCTTATACACTGATAAATTGGTAGTTGGTTGGAAAGAAATATATTATAATAAATTTTTAATAAATTCTAAAGATACTGTAGTACAAGAATATATAAAGGGATTAACATGGATACTAGACTACTATTTAGAAAAACCTATTGAATATGACTGGTATTATCCGTGGGAACATGTACCATTATATGATGATATTATTAATTATATTCCACATTCTAAACCAATAGTATATAATATTCAACCGCCATTAGACCCCGAGCAGCAATTAGCAATTGTATTGCCAGTTCAAAGTATTGATCTTTTGGAAAATGCATCTCTAAAAAAGTTGGCAAATTTATATCCTCAATACTATCCTACAGCATTTGGCTATAGTAGCTTAGGAAAAAAATGGTTTTATGAATGTGAATCATCTATTCCAATTTTCCCATCAAGTCTATTGCGTGGAATTATAGGAAAACTCTAACCTTAAACTATTTAGATGGGAAACACAAGTTCAAGCATAGACCCTTCACATATTAGAATTTATAAGAATATACTTGCAATAAAAGATCATTATACCCGAGTACAAATGATTCAAACTGTATTAGCTGGCCCAGAATATGTTGCATCCGCTAAAAAAAATGGTGTCTACTCACATTTATTAGCATTTATAGGAAAGGTAATGCATAATCAAGATCCTAGCCCATTGCCATATGAACAGACCTCAGTGCAAAGTAAATCAATTGTATCAGTATTATCAAATAAGGATTATTTAGCAAAACCAAAGAGTGATGAAAAAGCAATAGGTTATTTTCAAGCATGTTTACAAGTGTTAGGATTAGAAGAAGAAGTTGCCCTAACAGAAGAGTCTTTAAAGAATGCATATAAGAAAACTGCTCTTAAAACACATCCTGATAAAGGTGGAAGTGAAAAGGCATTTGAACGTGTAACACGTGCTTATGCATATTTGAGTGAAATTATACGGCGTATTCATGGTGGACGAAAAGAAAGTAAAGCTGTTGATGCACCAACTGTCTTAAAAGATTCACGATCAAAGGATTCAGATGCATGGAAACATACAGAGCCAGTTAAGTTGAATCCAAAGAAATTAGATTTAGATGCATTTAATAAAGTCTTTAATGAAACACGTATTCCTGATCCAGAAGAGGATGGATATGGAGATTGGTTAAAGGATGCAAAAGATGGATCTACGGCCCCTACATTTTCAGGTAAATTTAATCGTGATGTATTTAATCAAATGTTTGAATCTGAAGCTAAAAAACAAGGGCATAATTTTATTGTTGCACAACCTCAATCAATGGTTATGGCCCCAAGTTTAGGTGTAGAATTAGGACGTGGTAAAGCAGATAGTTTTACGGCAGCAATAAATTCTGGATTAAAATTTACTGATTTAAAACAAGCATATACTACTGAAACAAATCTTTCTCAACAAGTATCACATGTGCGCGTAGACTCACGAAATTTTGAATCATATAAGAATGATCGTGAAGTTCCAAAACCATTAACAAATGAAGAATTAGAAAATATACAAGAATCTGAACTATACTTGCAGAAAAAAGAAGAAGAACGTAGACTACGTGCAGCACAACAAGATGTGCATGCAAATGATTATTTTGAACGCATGAAGCGCAGAGTTATAACAGATGCATCCCCTATTAAAGGACATAGAAAATAATAATCTAGATGGTACTCTTTATTGATTCATTTATGTTTAATGGTGAAGAACTTGTAAAGCTTCGTTTAGAGTACCTATTTGATTATGTTGATTATTTTTATATTGTTGAAAGTATTTATACCCATTCTGGCATTAAAAAAGATAACTATTATCATATAAAACATGCAGATTGGTTTGCACCTTACATATCAAAGGTTAGATTTGTTCAAATTGATAAACGTATTGCGCGCAATGATGCACAGCCCTATAATATGCAAGATACATACACTGAAGAAAACTCTCAGCGAAATGTAATACGACGTGTATTACTAGATACTTTTAAAGAAGATTTTATACTCGCATTATGTGATTATGATGAAATATATGATATATCTGCACTTGAGCCAAAAGAAGTATTAGCTGCTAAACTAGATACTGCAATACTACTATTTCGTATGAAAATGTATACATATAATTTTAATTATCATGTCTCCGATAATTGGGAAATGGCATACTTAATTTCATCAAATATGTTAAAGACTGAAGATGATTTAAATAAAATTCGTATACACAAACGAAATAATTGTATACGGCTTGAAAATGGCTGGCATTTTACAAATTTTAGTAGTCCTGAAACACTTGTACGAAAGCTAGAAAGTTTTTTACACTGGGATCTAAATGTTCCCCCATACAATAATGTGGATTATATTAAGTTTTGTATGACACATGGTTTAGATATTTTTAGACGTAGTACTACTGTAATAAAAAAGGTAGATTTTGATGATGTGCATAATGGATATCCTGAAATTTTTAGGAAATATTATCAAAAATTATGTTCTGCATATATGTAGATGGTATATCATACATATATAATAATTATAGTTGTAACAACTATTGCAGCTGGTATATATAGCACAGTATATGCAGGTCCTAGTGCCAAACAAATTCAAAGAAATCTAAGCGATAGTTCATTAGATCAAACAACATTATGGCTATACTACGATCAAAGTGATGTACATAGTCGTTGGTGGGCTGACTTTGGAGCTCGTTCATCGCGTGCAATACATACACCCTATTTAAATTTATGTTATCAAAGCATTGCAGTATATCTTGGTAATACATACAATATACGTGTTATTGCCGGATTAAGTGATCTTGCAATATTACTTGGGGGATGGGACATGTTACCAAGAGCTCTACAAAATCCTATTGCTCCAGTTGGTGTAGCTGAGCTAATATATATAAGAGCAGCTGTGTTAGAAAAGTTTGGTGGACTATGGGTAAGCCCGTCAACAATATTTTTACAAAGTTTACCAGATTATACTAGATCTTCAAAGGTTATACTCTTTGGAAACAATAAAGAAGATATGTATCGCTGTGGAACACAAGTAATGTTTTCTCCTAGACCACATCACCCATTATTTGTGCACTGGGCTTCAATGGCATATAATCGTATTGAGTTAAATCAAGGAGGAAAACAATTTAGTAATTATGACATTGAAGATCTAGTTGAAGAGTTTTCACAAGATATACAGTATATTGAAGACGCTGAATTATCAAGAAAATCTTCTGGAAAGCGTATAGAAATTGAAGATTTATTATCCTCTGGAGGCTACATAGATTCTGATGGATATGTGTATGTACCTATTGATAGAAAAGAATTGGAGCTACGTAGTGCATATGGATGGTTTTTACGTATGTCAGAAACACAGATTTTACAAAGTGATTTAGTAATATCTGAATTATTTAGAAAAATTAATTAAAATCTAGAACATAAGATCCGCTTAGATCTAATACAGTATTATTTATAATTTGATATACAGTTGTTTTAACACCATATACCAATTTTTCATATGCTTTTAAATCATGTCCTACTGCCCGTAATAAATGACGTAGTACCGTTATCTTTTTATGGCTATCTACATTATATAAAAATCTTTTTGCTTTACATGGAAGATAATATGGCTCAATATGTGGAAGCAGCTCTTCAAAGGTTTCACTAGATAAATCTTCTTTTACAAACATTCGTGCATCATGAAATCCTATAAATTTTAGTTTATGTAAAAAATCTAGTACAAATTCTTCTGATGGAGCTCTTCTAAATATCTTTTTAGTAACCATCCTCTCTATTTATTGTAGCATTAAACGTAGCATATCAAACGAATGCGTTTTTCCTTGTGCATATTGAATCCAACCTTTCATGATTAAATAATATAAACGTTGACTAGTTTGTGGCTTCAAAATTCCAAGTTGTTTTATGTATATATTTAATTCATATAAGAAATCTTCATAACTAATTCCCGTAGACCATATTTTAAAAAACAAATTTATTAAACTTTCTTTATTTTTATAAATATATGCTTCTAATATATTTATAGAGGTAGTATAGTTTGGAGAACCAAATAATGCGGATATATCTTCAACATTTATTATTTCTTTACTCCTATAGTAATGACATAATATTTGTGTCATAGATTTTATTTGTAGGGGAGTTTGTGCAAGACTACAAAAAAATGTTAAAGCACACGGAGTCATTGTTAGAGATGAATTGTTTTCTTTAATAGAATATTCAATAAAATCAAATGGAGACAATGCTTCAAGTTCTAAATGTAAACAACGTGATTTTAATGGTGGTATTAGATCTGATGAAAATCTACTACAAAAGAAAAATCGTGTTGTGTGTGCATGTGTTTCCATTGGTCTTCGTAAAGCCTGCTGACTTATAATTGGTAGACTATCCGCATCATCAATCAATATCCACCTATATATACCCTGTTTTGCAGATGAATGATGCACAAACTCTGCTACATTTTGACGAACACAATGTATACCTCTATCCTTTTCTGATGAAAGATTCATTACCCAACTAGAATTCTGCTTCATACCATGTTGTGCATAATAAGCTTCAATAAATTTTCTTAATATTGTTGTTTTTCCAGACCCATAACATCCTGTTATGAAAATATGTGGTGGATCATGTAAAACTTTTGATAATATACCTTCTACATCGGTTTGACCAATTAAGTCGGTTTTAAATGCCATCTTAATCTTAGACTCATTAAACGCTTAAACCTTTTATGCAAAACAATGTAGAATTATGAACGCAGGTAAGAACTATTATGAAATCCTTGGTATTTCAAGAAATGCAGATATTTCCGAAGTACGTAAACAATATAAAAAGATGTGTTTATCTCATCATCCCGATAAAGGTGGTTCTGTAGAAGTATTTCAGGGTATTCAAAGAGCTTACGAAGTATTAAGTGATGAGCGTAAAAAAGCGATATATGATCAAACTGGTAGTGATCCTGATGATCAGGGTTCTGGTCATGGTCCTGTAGAAATGGATTTAGGAAATATGTTTGCAAATATGTTTGGTGGAGGTGGATTTAATCCTTTTGGTGGGCAACCAATGCCTCGACAGCGGAGAGCTAAACCACAGCCAAAAACTCATGAAATTTCAGTTAGTCTTTATGATTTCTATCATGGCAAACAATTAAAAGTTCAGTTTGAACGTCAACGTTTTTGCTCTGGTTGCAAAGGTGATGGGTCAAAGACAAGTGTAAAATGCAATGATTGTCAGGGACGTGGTATTGTAGAGCAAATTATGGTTATGGGTCCTGGAATGCATGCAATATCTCGTGGACCATGTATGCCATGTAAAGGTGGTGGAAAAGTTGCTTCAGGAACATGTGATACATGTAAAGGAAAAAAGTTTTTTAATCAAGAAAAGATTCTTGATATTCGTATTGAACCTGGTATGAAAGCTGGTGATAGCTTAGTATTTCCTGGTGTATGCAGTGATAGCATAGAGTATGAAGAAGCCGGTGATGTACATATTATATTTCAAGAAGCGGATGAAACATACAATCTTCGCAGAGAAAAAGATGATTTATACACAAGCATTAACATATCACTAAAAGAATCATTACTTGGAACAAATTATGTTATTATGAATCATCCAAAATATAAGGAAGGACTAACCGTACATATTCCAGCTGGAACACAGCATTGTGAAACAATTGTAGTAGTTGGTGAAGGGATGACAAAACGCAATAGCAAGCAATTTGGCAACCTATGTATAACAACAAAAGTTGTAATGACAAAAGAAGATCGTAGTGTATTAGAAAAAAATAAGAGTATTTTAGAATCTATGTTTAGTCCTTCACCTTGACTAATGAATCGGGGACAAATGAGTTAGGATCTTCAGCAAGTTTCCATTCAGCCTCATTCATATTAAACACAGTTTCACTTGATGGTAATAATAGCTCTGATCCAGTCTCACTGTAAGGTGCACCCATTGAGCCACCTTTGTGCGTACGTCTGCGACGAACTCTACGCGACTTCTTAGCTCTTCGCTTTGTCTTAGACTTTCTTCTTTTGCCACCAGCCTGATCTGTCATTCCTTGAATAGCATTATAGGATTCATCAAGAGGTCCTAGGTAGGCAGATGATCGAAGATTAATATCCAATACGCCTGTACTACCTACCGGTGCAAAGCCACCACGTTGCCCACCATGTTGCCCTGCATGAATTTTAGCATACTCTCCGCCTTGCGCCAATGATAGATTTCTGGACGAATCCATACTTGTATCACCTAGATCCGCCGGATTCATACGAATAAATCCTCCACGCATTTTGCGGCCTCTTTTATGTGTTCTTCTCTTTGACGAACGCTTAACCATTCTAGATTATACAAATATTTTACTCATACTTGTCGCGCAAAGCTTTTGCTTGAATACGCTTTTTCTGAACTTTACCAGAAATGATATATACACTATTTTCAGTTAAAATAATGAAATCTTCCTGCACCTTATAGACCTTTTGTATTAGACTAGTAAATTCCTCATTTGACTTAATTAGTAGTTTCTCCTTTGTATCAGTATCTTCGCCCATGAAAGCCTTTCCATTTAGTGTATCCATGTAATAATCTAACATTATAGCCTTATCTTGCTGAATAGCAATACGGGCCGCATGAGATAGAGTTTGCGCCGAAGGGATAACTTCTTGAGTGGTTGCAACAGGGGTAGCCATGTTATTTCTATGCTCCACCCGGGAAAGACAAAAGAATCATTTTACGCATCCAAAGATATATGTTATGTACTACAGGGTTTTAGGACCTCTGCAGAATGTTTTTGTAAAATAGTATTCATAAAAGCATAAGATTCATCCAATTGTGCATGGTTGCGTGCTCCTGTTATAATAATGCTCCCTGTTTGAAAGATTGCAATTGTAATTCGCTTACAATTACCAAGAGTCTTACCATCCCCTTGCCCACAACATGGTTTTATACACATACAGATTCCATTCTTGACGGCAGCTTCTTCATTATAATAATATTTAGTATTAATACCCTGATAAATAGTTGTCTCTAATGTACTAAATAATTTATAGTGGGACACAAGAATTCTGTGAAGTTCATCACGACGTACAAGTGCATTCATTTTATAGTCGCTATTTAGTAGCTGTACTGAAAACCTTTCTAAACATAGAGGCTTTGTTGAAATAGGTTTCTCTAAACTATCAAATATAGGTATTAGCCAATCCAATACGGATTTAGAATATGCTTCTGATGTTACACCTGTCATTTGAAATCCGCCATTTGCAAAGAGTTTAATATTTACTTCTTTAAAACCAATACCATTTTCCTTAATCTTACGCACTACAAGGGTTGATTGATTAAAGAATGAATTTTTAGATACTTTACGTTTTGATAATACATCACGTGAAGAATATCCTATTGCTTTTTCACCATATTCTATTTTAAGAAACCCTTCAGCTGGATAACCAATAGGAATAGCATATGCGTGAAATTGATTAAAGAGCTCATTAAGATTTAATAATGATCCTAGATGACCTGTTGTAACCAATGTAGAAATACGAAGGGGTGAAAATGTAAGGCTTGATGAATTCATTTCTTATAGTATATTTGTTTAAATAGAAAAATCAATTTTTTGATTGAATTGGTTAAATTGAATCTAGTGAATCAATTATATATTTTTGAAACCAATTTGATAATAACTTAATCTTTACATCATGGGGGCATAATTTTAAAAAATCTGGATCTGTATATTGTAAAATTGCTTGTGCTGCAACTACTGATAGTACATCTAGGATTTTTGCAATAAAAAAGAAAAACATTGCAAGATCATGAAACATCCATGATTTTAATGTAGCTTCAATAATATTTGGTATTTCAGATCTTCGCGCATTCATACACTGCTTCCATAGATGCTGACATTCTTCTTTTTTTTCTACATTTAATAAAAAATAACGTATATCACCACGTCTAAATAATATATCAATATTAGAAATTGAAGTATTTAATAATGGTGTATATCTATTTTTAAAATCTGTTGGAATAGGAGATTCTAATTGAAGAACTAAAAACTTATGTACTATTGAAGAATGTATTCTTGAAATAGAATTACAAAGAAATATAATCATAACTTTGTTTGGATCTTCATCTAATAAAGGACGAAGAGCCATTTGTGCTTGGTCTGTTAAAGTTTCAGCTTCATCAAATATAATAATCTTTGGTTTATCGTCAGATACGTTATTAAATAACATATGAAGTGATGAGCGTATAAATGGATATACACGTGATCGTACCGCTTCTAGACCGCGCTCATCACTTGAATTAAGAAATAAGGAACGACTAAATGCTCCATTAAAAGATTCATTGCCATAAAATGCTTCCACTAGTTGTTTTGCAGATGTAGTTTTTCCTGAGCCAGGTGGTCCATTCAATATTATATGTTTTCTTAAACATGGCTCGGATACCATAAATTGAAATATTGTTTTAACTCTACTTGGAAGACCATCAAATTTATATACCATTGCTACAGTATAACCTTAGCTTTCGTGTTTAAACCATCTGCATATATAGGGCTTAAATATCTTAAGTTGGAATATTCTAGTAAAATGCCACCTAACGTAGCAAAAAGAAAGTCTAAGAAGTCTATTCAAGTTGTTGCAGTTGTTACTCCTGAAGGAATTCAAGGAAATTTTAATCCTGAACCACGAAAACCATTAATTGCTCATCTTGATATCCATTCAAATGAGGTTGTATTTCGTGATCAAATAACAAAATATGATCCTAGTCCTCCAATACAGCCAGAACCATATGACCCATCTGCAGATAATATTTTTGCAAATACACAAGGAACTATTGATATTATATCTGATGAAAAGGTTGATACAGTAGGTGAAGTTGAGTCTACAATTAAATATGAAGATGTACAAACTAATTTATCTACACATGAGTCTAGACCATTGCAGGTATTTAGTAAGTGTGATCTACTTGTTGAATTTGCAACGGCTAGCGCAACAAAACAGCTACCAGCATCAACAACTGTTGCGTGTTACTGGTGTTCTCACACATTTGCTAATCAGCCATGTATTATTCCACTAAGTGAACGCCATGGGGTATATAAAGTATATGGAAACTTTTGTTGTCCTGAATGCTCTATTGCTTATCTTCTACAAGAGCATATTGATCCTCATGTTCGCTGGGAACGTATGGCTTTACTATATAGAATTTATGATACTTCTGCAGAAGGACGTATTTATCCAGCTCCTCCACGAGAAGTACTTCAACTATTTGGTGGACCTCTATCTATTGAGAGTTATCGTGCAACTATTGCAGGACATAAAATCCGTGTAGATTTGCATATTCCACCAATTGTAAGCATTATTGGTTCAATTGATACAAAGCCAATTGATTTTTACGATACATCTATCAAAAATAATATTGTACTACTACCATATGATAAAATGCAAAAGGCAGAAGAGGGATTAAGGCTAAAGCGATCAAAGCCATTAAAGGATAAAGAAAGTACTCTTGATGCATGTATGAATATTCAAATTAAAAATACAAAAAATATTAAAAATTGATTTGCTGTGCCTGCATATAAAAGTATATAAAATGAGTATTCCTATCTCTGAGATAATTCGTGAGATTAAGAATAATGTTGCACTGCGTCTAGATATTCTTGAGAGTTTACTATCAAAGTTTGAATGTGTAACACCACCATCTCTACAAGACAGTATGACAAAGAGATTTGAACAAATGGAAACTAAAATAGATACATTATATGAACTACTAAAGAGCAATGAAAAACGCTTCACTGTTGATGTAATGGAGCATGAAACTCCTATTCTTCATATTGATGAGGATTTTACACCTGTTGAAATCCGCGTTTCTCATATGGAAGATGAAGATATGGAGGATGAAGAGGAGGAGGTTGTTGAGGACCAAGAGGTTGTTGAGACAGAAGAGGTTGTTGAGACAGAAGAGGTTGTTGAGACAGAAGAGGTTGTTGAGGAGGAAGAAGAGGTTGTTGAGACAGAAGAGGTTGTTGAGACAGAAGAGGTTGTTGAGGATGAAGAAGAGGTTCTTGAGAGGCAAGAGGTTGTTGAGACAATAGAAGATAATTCAGTTGAGCTAACAGAATTTCTCTATAAGGGTCTAACACTTTATAGAGACTCCGAATCATACGTCTATCAACTTGATAGTGAAGGAGCTCTTGTTGATACCCCTATTGGACTATGGGATGATGCAAAGCAGCGAATTAAAAAACTAGTCTGAATTAGATGAAATCAGAAACAAATATTCCAGTTATTCTTGGCGCAGCATTATTTTTTGCTGGAATGTTTTTTAATTTTAATGATAATAATCACAGTCTCGCACTTACAATTGGATTAATTGCAATACCTGTATTAATGTTTTTATCATATTTAACTGAAATAAATCTTCATATGCTTGCATATCTATTATTAATAATTCCTCCTCTTATTATATTTATTGGTTATAAAGAAGGTGTAGATTATGTAGGAAAAAGTCATTATACAATGTATTAAAGAAATATTATATCTTATTAAATATGTATAAGAGTTTTCTTTTCTATTATGGTATTCCTTTTTATAATGCTTTTCTAGAAAAAACAGATGAATTATATGGAAGAATTATGCATATTAAAAATACATTTTTTGCTTTACTAAACTCAGAAAGACTTGTGTTTTTTGTGGGAAATCCTCATGCATATATTGCATCATATATACACTATGATAAATCATCTATTATTTTATGGAATTACGATAGATATAAGAAATTATTTTATATGTATAATTGTGGTATTAAAGATACAAAACATATACCGCTATTGTCTGCTAAACTAATGATTGATAATGAAGAAATATATAATTTAGATAAATTTGTCGATACTATTCGTATTAATTCATCTAATTATAGCTACCCGACACCAAATCAAATACTTGAAGCATGGGCATATACAGAAGGTTATGTATTAGATAGACGTCAACCATATGTATTAGAATATCTTGATACTAATTTGAATGACATTAAGATAAATCCATTTACTGATGATTTTATTTTCAATAAAATTAAAAGGGTATAAAACAATAGTAGTATAACATACAAGGATGGATGAATTATTCTTAACGGGGGCTTGGACCCTTTATTACCATGCATCTAGGGAAAAGAAATGGTCCCTAGATTCATTTGAGAAAATATGCAAAGTACGTTGTATTAAAGATGTACTTTCTGTTTATAAAGAACTAGGTGAAAAAATTAAAGCTGGAATGTATTTCTGGATGCGCGGAGATATTCCGCCATTATGGGAAAATTATCAAAATATTCGTGGGGGAAGTTATAGTATTCGAGGGCTTGGTGATGAAGGTATTCGTATTTTCAAACTATACACATTAGGTGTTATGACAAATACAATTATGGTAAATACTGAAGATATAATTAATGGAATTAGTATTTCTCCAAAACTTCAAGGATTTGGAAATCAACAAAAGATTGGATATTTCATTATTAAGATCTGGAATAAAGATTCTGATAAATTTCATCTTAAAAATAATCTTATTGCCCTAGAAAATATTGTAGCTCATGATGATATAATCTATACACCGCATGTTGAAAAAAAGATGTAAACTAAATTATTATAATAGTATAATGGTAAATACAAATTTCCCCCAGCAAACATCTTCCTTTAGTGATATATTTAAAATACTATTGACATCTATCTTTTTATAATATATATATTATAAAAGAATGGGTTGCCCTTTTGCAAACGCTTATATAGATTTTTGGCTTAGCAATTGTTGACATGCTTTTAACATTTTTAGCTGCCGGGTTAACAACTTATTTTAGCGGTCTGCCATTTATATTAAGTTTTCTTGATTGGTTTCTACTTGGTGAGACCCTGCATTGGTATTTTGGAACAAAGACTGCATTCTTAGTTGATACAGGATTAGAGCCTACTTGCGCCTAGATCTACGAGTCTTTTTACCACCTTTCTTAAATGTCTTTTTACTATTCTTTTTACTGTTTTTTTTACTATTCTTATTTTTATTCTTTTTACTAATAGTCTTATCTACTTCTTGTGTAGCTACAACTGGTGGTGGTTTAAGAAATGGTGGTTTAAGAACTGGTGGTGGTGCAACAACCGGTGGTGCTTCAACAACTGGTGGTGCTTCAACAACTGGTGGTGCAACAACTGGTGGTTCAACAACTGGTGGTGCAACAACTGGTGGTGGCATAAGTTCCGCAGGATGAGGTTCCATATTCTATTAGCTATTTTCATTTTTATTCTTCATAGGTGCAAGCACTAAACGAATTTCACCAAGATTTGCAACAGTATACTTTAGAATTAAAGGATAATCATTACGTAAGCACAGTTCTATGCTAGGACATAATGAGGTACACTTTGTAAATACTACAAGATGTTTCAGCTGAAATATACCCTGTACAATCTCAGATACTGTATTAGAAGTTTTTTGTACACGCATTGTAGAATTATTTTCACTAATAATTGTTTCTTGTTCTGCAAAGTCGCCCATGCATCTGAAGATTAGATCAGAACCCATACTTGTTATTTCAATATCTAACTTTTCACCAAGAGCATTCATATCACGGCAATGCTTTTGTAGATCAACAGATGGCATGTGAATAATAGATGTAAAACTGATAGATGGTATCTTAATATCCTCAACATCAGTATCAAAAAGCTTTAGAAAGTAGTTTGTTACTGTAGACTTTTCAGAATTCTCCATACGAATACCAAGCTTATTTGGATTTGACTGAGGCAAATATAGCGTCAGTGAATCATTATTACCCATTGTCTTTATTAGTTTGAAAAAGTAAATCATATTGACACCTAATACATATTTCATTGGGCAAAAGAAACTCTCAAACCGTTCAGAGTAAAGTTTTAAGAAAACTAATACTGTGTGAGTTTCATCCACATTCACTACTTTAATTCCCTCAGGACTAAACTCTAAATTTGCTTCTGTAACAATCTCTTTAACCGCCTCAATTAATGAACGAAATGCACCGGACTGGACTGTTTTAATTTCAAACAGATTTCCATTTGCATTCACCTTGCTTGCCATTCTAAAACTATGGTATTCTTAGACTTTAGGTTGTGCTTTACGAGTTTTACGCAGTGAATTTATAAGTTTTATTCCTTGACGAAATGCAAGAGGTATTAATAACCTTCCTGCAGATGCTACACCACCCATTACAGTTGGATAGAACCCCCCATTACATCGTCTTGATAATCTACGACTTTTAAAACGCCTTGACCCCCCTTTAAAATATCGAGGTAGCTGATAAACTGAAGCCATCTAAATATATATTATAAATATATATTATGATAAATACATTAATAATAGATTCAACACAATGTGTATCGGAATTATGTATATATGGACAGATGTATGCAACAGATAAATCTCCGTATAATACAAATGGTCATCGTCATCCATATACAGCAATTTATAATATGTTATTTGCGCCTTATAAAAATAAAGAAATCAAATTTGCAGAGCTAGGAGTTGCTGGAGGAGCAAGTGTATTGCTGTGGAATAAATTTTTTAGTTGCGCATCCTTCTTTTTCTTTGATCTTGATAAAAACTTTCTAGCAGCTGCAGAAAGTATGGTAGGACAAAATAATAAATTTGATTTTATG